AGGCCGCCTCCTTGACGAGGTGGACGACGTGCTGAGCCTCCGCAACCTGGCGAAGCTCCTGCTCCAGTCGTGGTACGCCCAAAAGGCAGCCACGGCCTGGGCGATGCGCCAGGGGATGCGGCGATGATCTGCGGCCTCGTTCGGCTGATCTGTGAGGAGCCAACTGCCCTCCCGCCCGGTCAGGAGGGCAGCAGGTCGCTGGTGGTGGATGTGCTCCCCGAGCAGGTCGCCGCCGAGGTGGCCCGGCTGCAGGGCGAGGGCTGGCAGACGATCTCCGAATGGCCTCTCTGATGAGCACCAATCCCCCCGATCCCCAGTGGCTGGCCCCAGCCCGGCAGATCGTCGCCGAGTTCGAGGGGTGCCGCCTCACCGCCTACACCGACCCCGGCAGCGGGGGCGATCCCTGGACCATCGGCTACGGGCACACCGGGCCCGACGTGGTGGAGGGCGCCGTGATCACCCAGGCGGTTGCTGAGGGCATGCTGACCACGGACATCACCCGAGCCGCCGCCGAGGTGTTCCGGCTGCTCCCGATTGCTGGGAAGTGGACCCCGAAGCAGCAGGCGGCATTGATCAGCTTTACCTTCAACGTGGGCCCCAGGAGCCTGGAGATTTCCACCCTGCGGCGGCGCCTGTTGGCCGGCGAGAACCCCGAGGCCGTGGTGAAGGCCGAGCTGCCCCGCTGGAGCAAGGCCGGGAAGAAGATCATGGCGGGCCTGGTGCGGCGCCGGGCGGCAGAGGTGGCCCTGTTCGTGGCCGGCGCTCCCGCCCCTGTCACGACCGCCACGCCACCACGCCCCCCGATCATGCCCGTCCCCCAGGGCCCGCCGATCTGGCCGCCGGGGATGGTGGGTCCAAAGATCCGCCCCGATCTGAAGCCCGGTGATCACCACCTGATCGCCAACGACGTGAACGAAACCCTCACGGCCTGGACCCATGACGGGCGCCGGCTGTGGAGGATCCCCTGTTTGTGCCGTGGGCAGGGCAAAGAGGCCGAATGGAACCGCACGGGCACCGACACCCCGCCGGGGCTCTACCGGATCAACCCGAAGGGCATCCATCGGGACTACGAACAGGACCGGACCGCAACCTTCACCCCCGATCGCCGCGCCTACGGCTGGTATTCGTTCGACATGGAGGGCTTGGAAGGGCAGGAGGGGCCCACGTCACGGCCCTATAGAGACGGGATCATGCTGCACGGCGGCGGCAGTGCCTGCGGGTGGCCGGGGGCCTGGAACCCTCGGCAGGAGCTGCACCCGACCCTCGGCTGCATCCGCCTCCACAACCAGGATCTGAGGGATCGGATCCTGCCTCTGCTCGACATGGGAACCGTCTGGATCAGCGTGCTGCAGGAGGCTGCATGAGCCGCCGCACCTACGACGACGCGACCAGGGAGACGCTCGCTAGGGCCATCCTGGAGACCCCCGCCGACATCGCTCACGCGGTCATCGGCCGCCGGCTGGATATGAATGCCGAGGCGGTGCGCCGTGTGCGGGTTGGCATGATGTGGGCCTCCTATGCGTCAGAGCTGCCACGCATCCCCGTGGCCGACATCGTTCGCACGTGCCGGTCGTGCCGCCTGTTTGAGGAGAGGCCATATCGGCGCACAACGGGCGGCACAAGGTTCTACGGCTTCTGCAGTCTTCACTTCCCCGAGGCGACGGACAACCACGACTGGGCTCGATCCTGCGAGGCCTATTGCTGCAGCGAAGGGGGTCGGCCATGAAAAAAACCGCCTTCACCGGGATCATCACGCCTCGCGCCGATCGGTTCCGCCTCGGTGACTTCTGGGTCGGGCCCGATGGCCGCACCTACACCCCTCGCGGCCTGCCCGACCTGCCGGGTCACGTGTGCTTGATCCCCATCGGCGGTGGCCCCCACGTGCTGATGCGCCGGGATTCGGTGCGTGGATTTCAGCGGAAGAAGTGGGGCGGGAAGGCATGAGCGATCACGACCCCTGCCGACCACTCACCAGCCACTAAGCCCATGAACATCTTCCACCTACTCCGCCAGCTCCGCCTGTACGCAATCGCTCAGCGGCTGGTCCCATTCCCCCTGCCCGCAACAGAGCGCGAGCTGCGCCGCTGGGATGCCCTCGGCGAGGCCTACGGCGCCCTGCTGGAGATCAAGTACGCCGACAACCTGCAAGCCGCCCGTGAGCTTGCAGGGGATTCCGCCGATCGCGTTCGTGAATACTGCCGCCTGCCATGACCACCCCATCCCTCCCGCCCGACATAGAGCGCTGCCCCGGCGTGGGCGAGCAGGAGGGCCATGAGTGGTTCTGGCGCGAGGGGTGCCACGACTGCGCCCGGCGCTTTGACCTGTTCAGCGGAGCCCCTCCCGGCTCGCCCACCATGACCCCACCGCCGATCGTGGTCTTTGAGTGTGAGGCCAGGCTGACCTTTAGGGACGCCCGGCTGATCCAGTGGGCCCGCGAGGGATAGGCGGGTTGGCGGCCTCCACCGGAAGCGCCCGGCCCGCCCTGGCGATCACCACCAAACCTGCTGCCCCGTCCGTGCCTTCATGGCCCGGCTCCAGCCCAGAGCCGCCTCGTCCACTGCTGCTATGGCCGGCAGTGGGCCGCAGGAGAGCAGCAGGTGGTGAGCGATGCCCCGGATGATCTCGTTGGCCTCGGGGTCACCGATCCAGCGCTGATGGATCAGGGCCGGGAGGTAGTAGGACGACTTCCAGACGGGATCCTGCCGCAGGCCGCAGGGCTGCGGTGCCGCCGGGGTGCGGCGTTGGAGGGGCTCCACAGGCGCGGGCTGAGCCACGCAGAGGGACTCCAGGAACCAGCCATCCATCCACACCGCGAAGGCCGGGCTGATCCAGCGGGCCAGATCGACCGCCAGGCGGGGGTGGATCCAGGTGCCCTGCAGCTCGGGCTGGCCGCCCTTGATGACGTGGATCAGGCCGTGGATTCCCGAAGCGGGAAATCCCGCCACGGCTGCGGCGCAAGGGATCTGGATGCCTAGGTCGTCGGCGAGGGCGCGGATGTACTCGCCGGTGCGGTCCACGCGGATGTAGTCGTTCCACCGCTTCCCGCCGGCCTTGCACATGGCCGTTGCGTTCACGAATCCATCGGCTTGGCGCCGTTGAATGGCGACGCCATTCCATGGCCGGGCCTCAATGCCAGCCGACATCACGGCCGGGCCGGTGCTTTGGTTCTTCATTGTGGCTCCCGCTCGAAGCGGGCAGTTGGGGGCCCTGGCACTGCTGCCAAGGTGCTTGAACAGTAGGGCAATCAGCCCCCGATTCGTCAAGGAATGTTTACGCCGGGCCTCCAGTGGAGTTGCAGGAGGGCCCCAACGAACCCCCCACCCCTGCCCTGATTCCCAGTCGTGGACTGGTGTTGTATTCGGGCCGACCCGGACTGCTGCAGGTTACCCCAGTCGAGCTGGTGCGAAACCTGATGCTGTAAAGCTGCAGCGCCCCTGTCCAGACTTGGATTTAGATAAGCTACCAAGGTCATTCACAGCCAGCGACTCCATGCCTACCGCGCTTGCCCCTGATGCCACCCTCGCACCTTACGCCGTTGAGGTTGACGAGCGCACGGCACAGGTGATCAGCTGCCCGCACTGCGTCAGTAGCTCTGTCGCAATGATGACACCCATTAAAACCGGGCAAACAGAAGGAACCATTTTGGCCGAATGTCTAGCCATCCCCCTGCGCTGCCAGGACTGCGGCACAGAGTGGCGCCTTGAGTTTGTCGCTCACCATGGCAAGAACCTCAGGCCTCTTGACCTTGTGATGCAGGTCAGGGAGGCTTCTTGATACATGGCCGCGCCCCTGTCCAGATTTACACTGTTCCTGAATCACCACCTAATTCCCGGATCACACATGGACACCCTCAAGGCCATCGTGCTCACCCTGATAGTGCTGCAGGCTTTCGCCTGCGGCGCCTGGTTCTACAGCCTGTGGAGGGAGGAGGACCCCATGGCCGAGCTGCTGGTTGATCTCTCTCCCGACGAGGTGGAGCGGCTGGAGGCGATGGCCGCCGTGCAGGGGGTCACCGTTGACCAGCTGGTGGAGGGCCTGCTGAACAAGGGGCTAGAGAGACTGGAGGCGGAGTGGCCCTTTGTGCCGCCCCTGTCCTGACCTAGACTACTGCGGGATGCTTCAACAAGGCCCAGGGGAGTCAGAACCCCTGGGCTTTTTTATGCTCACCCCTCCCCAACCTCTCGCCCCTGGCTGATCAGCAGCGCCCGGTAGTGCCCCATCACCACCCCGAGGCTCCGATGCACCAGGCAGGAGCCACCGGAGCAGATGCGCCACAGGCGCTGCCCAGGCCGGCTGTCTGAGATCACCAAATGCACCTGACCGTCAATATCCACCTCAGGCGTTGTCGTAGATGGTGTAAACCTGGCCCAGCACCACCAGGCTTGCGCCGTACTTCACCAGAGCGCCTGCCTCGCCCTCCTCCTGCTTGGAAGTGATTCGGCCGTAGCAGAGCTTCCTCTCAGTGGTGCCACCAGGCCCGACCCGCAGATACTTAACGGCGAGCTTCTCGGCGACACCGAGCTGTCGGATCACCTCCATGATCTTGTGATCGACCGATTTATGCACGGTCATACCCTTAAAGGCGATGCTGGAGTCGGTATTGATTCCGATAGAGATTGAAGCGCCGCGGGTTACCTGATCGTGCGTGAGAACCTTCTCGTCCTGTTCTTGCGTCGAGAGAGGGGCGCCGGTGACGTTGAGGAGTTGGATCGGCTTGCCGGTGCCATCCAAGGGATAAAGACCCGTGGTCACGGTGCCAGCGGCAACGGCGGCCGAGGCGATATTGGCGCCGGTGAGGGCATAGCTCACGGTGAAGGGGGAGGCGGTGGTAACCCCCGTCACGGTGAAGGTGCCGTTACAGCTCACGAAAGGGCTCGGGAGGGCGGCCACGGTGATCCGATCACCTACGGGCACGCCAGCAGCGGCGTCGAGGGTCAGGGTCACCACGTTGGTAGCGAGCGCCGCATTGGTGACGGTGCGAACCACGCCGTTCACATTCAGCTGGAAGGTGGAGGCCTCCCCACTGGTGCTCACGGCACCGGTGCCGCTGATCGCATTGGCGGCATCGAGCCAGGCGCTGAGGTTCGCGCCGTTGTTCGCGGCGGCAGTGGCAGCATCCTCAAGCGCCACGGAAGCGAGTCGCATCGGGACGATGAAATGCTGTATGTCCAGCGCGGCGGCGTAATCAACGGTCGAGGGCATGGCCAGGGGGCGGTTTCTCTACCTGGAGTTTTCCCGGCTCGCCAGCACCAGCACCGCGCCGGCCTGGGCAGCGGCAAACGATCGCCCCGGCACCGCATCGGTGGGCACCCGCAGGGGCACGACCTCGCCGGCCTCAGAGGCGAACTCCCGCACTCGGCCCGCGGCACTGGCCTGGGCCACGAGGAACCCGCCCCAGTGGCCTGCATCCACCCGATAGGGGGCTAGGAGGATCGCATCCTCGGCGGCCCAACACAGCCGCGGCGGTGGGGCGACGCCTCGGCCCTGGTCCTCCAGATCGGCCAGCCATGGGCCGTCGAGCACGAACCCCGGCAGGAGGTTGCGCTCCAGCAGCTCCAGCAGGGCGGCGCCGGCCTCGCTCGGGGGGCGCGGCTTCTCGGCCACCTCCACCCAGAAGCAGAAGTCCCGCAGGCTGTAGGGCTCGGGCTGGGCTTCGCGATTGCGGTTGGTCTCGGCGAGGATCAGGGCGATTTGGGCGACGCCTTTCTCTTCCCGGTGAAGCCTTTCGCGTTCGGCGGCGTGGCCCGCCTGGAGGGCCTGGAGGACATAGCCGGCGGGGAGCTCCCCGAATCGCTCGCGGCTGAACTCGGGGGCTCCGGGCCAGAATCTGCGGCAGTCCCAGAAGGCTCGGGCCCAGTCGGGTCGGTCGCAATCGAGCCGCTGACCTCCTGCAACTTTCCCAGCGCCTCCTCCAGCGCCCGCATCTCGGCCGCCGGGTCCTGCTGCAGGCCAGCGCCGGCCCGCTCCTCCTCCTGCTCAAAGGCGTGGAGGATCCCCAACAGGGGGCCGGGGAGCTTGCGGGTCTGCTCGTCGGTCCAGGCGGGCTTGATCCGCTGCAAGATCACGGTGACGGCCCGGATCGTGACACGGTTGGTGATGGCCCTGGCTTCTTCCAGGAAGGGGCCGATGATCTCAGCGTGAACCACCTGCAGGGCCTGCTCCTCGGGGCTCATCCGGCCGGCTTTGGCGCCCTGTTCCTGCGCCAGGAGCCGGACAAGCAGGCCGTAGCACCAGTGGGCAGTGTGATCGGGGGCGGCCTGGCTGAGGGCCACCGCAGCGGCGGTGATCAGGCGATAAAGGGCATTCTGCGGGTCGATCTCCCGGATGCTCTGCATCTCATCCACCGTGAGGTAGCCCAGCCGGGGAATCACCAGCTCCCCGCCGTTCCACTCGATCGTGGCGGCGGCCTGCTCGGGGGCCTGGGGGGCGGTTTCCCAGGGGAGGAGGTCAAAGGTCATTTCAGGCTGCGGAAGGCTTGGATGAATGATGCCCGGTATTGGGCCCGATAGTCATAGGGCTCGATGCCGGGAACTTTGATGGTCCCGATCACCGCCGAAGTCCAGGGCCGGGCGGGCAGGTTCACGAGAGGGCGGGTCCTGTCGCCCCAGGGGTGGATGTTCGCGCCGTAGTGAACCGCCGTGGCATGGCCCACGGCCCATCGGAAGGTGCAGAGGTTGCCGCTGATCTGGAAGGAGTTGCTTGCCCGAAGGGTGCCGAGGTCCACGATGTTCCGGGGCGATCCCACCGGGCGGCCCCTGGTGCGGCTGCCATCGCGGCGGAAGGCGCCCCCGCGCATGGTCACCCGTGGCCAATCCCATGCCTTGGTGCCCAACGCATCCTGAAAGGCGCTGTTCAGCTCGGGGAACACCACTCGCGCCGCCGCCTCTGATGCCCGCTGCGCCCTGGTGAGGGTGGCCGGGTTCACGCGCACCGTGGCCCTGGTGCTGACCTTCATCGACCGGCCGCGAAGGTGCCGGTGAACTCGTCGCCTGCAGCGGCCCGGATCACCGCATCGATCCCGCCCACGCCCGAGAGGGTGGCGATCGTGACCCAGCCGCGCTCCGACTCGGTGGTGGCCGGCAGGCTGGCCAGGTCGCCCATGAACGCCTCCAGCTTCTCGCCGCGGGGGAACCCCGTGGGCCGCAGGCCGGTATCGGTCCAACTCCAGGCGCCCCCCTCGTCCAACCAGTTGGCGCCGGATGGCACCACGGCCCAGCGGGTGATGTTGCCCTCGATGCCGCCCGAGCCGATGGAGCGCCCGCCACTCTCCCGCTCGCCGCCGGGGTCCTGGGCCTCAGCAAAGGCCTCGATCACCACCAGATCAGTGGCCCGCTGCAGCCCCTCCCGCAGGCTGGTAGCCGCTGCGGTGGGGCGCCGCCAGAGGAGGCGAAGGTTGGCGAAGGGGGCGAAGGGGGTGGCCATGGGTTAGCGGCGGCGGGGCTTGCGGGGCTGCGCTGACTCCTGCGCCAGTTGAAGCGCCTGCCGAATGGTGTCCTTGTCCAGTAGGTTGCCAGACTTGACGCCTACTCCGTCAATCCCTTGGGTTTTGATGAACTTTCGCTTGCTGTAATAGCTAAACACCGCTTGCGCTTGCTGCTTTGTAATACCTCCAAGTTTCTGGATCTGACCCGTCAATGCTTGCTCTGCTTGTACTCTCCTTCCGGCAATGTCCCTTAGCGCTGAGCGGGTTTCCTGGGGGAGCCTTGAGGGGCTGCGCGTTGGCTTTTGTGCTGCCGTCTTGCGCCTTGGCTTTTGATTTTCGCCGGATAGCTTGCGATCGGGCCGGGGCTGAGCGGTTGGAGCCGGGACGCCGGGGCGAGGCTGCGGAACGAACCCTTTGGGGAGAACGCGGCTGGTCATGCCTCTCTGCGGGCCGATCCGCTTCACCCCACGCAGGAACTCAACCGCTCGCGTTGCGGTCACCTGGCCAATCGCTGCCCGGCCAGCCTGCTTCTTCGTTTCCGGCTGCGCCTTGATGCTCCGGTTGTAGTTGGCGATTGCCCTGGCCTCGGCTCGCTGCCGCTGCCCTTGCCTGCCGGCGCCTGCCTTGGCCTTCCGTGCAGCAATGACCCCAGGCTTCAGGCCACGGGGCTTGGCGATCGTGCCGGAGGGGCGGGCCTTCTTGCCTTGAATGTTGGCCAGACCTGGCGAGGCATCTGTAGGCATCTCCCAGGCTTTGCGCCTCTTTCTTGACGGCTGATACCTCCCGAGGATTCGCGGCCCCCTTGCGCTGGGGTTGGCCGCCCACTTCTTGGCTTCCGTGACATTGCGGAAGTCCTTGCGGCCCATCACCGGGTCGCCCTTGCGGTCAATGATCGTTGCGGTTGCACCCTTTCCGCCTGTGGTGACCATGACCCTCCGGCCACCGGGCAGGCTTGCGGTCTGCCTGCCTACTGAGCCAGCAGGCTTATCCCACTTCAGAGCCCGAGGCTTGCGGGCTGGCGTGGCTGGCTTGGGCGCCGCCACCGGCTTGGCCGCCACCTTCCGCCCTCCCCGAATCACCCCCGCCCGCGCTGCCATCCGCACCGTGGAGGCAGCCCGCACCTTCCCGAGCCGGTTGGCGCCCTTGGTGACGGCGCCGCGTTGCGCCCGCAGGCTGAGCGATCCCCTCAGGCTGCGATCGGCTGGATCCTTGCCGGCCAGCTTGGTGCGGCTGCGGCGGAGGCTCCCACGGGCCCCGAGGGTGCCACCGGTGACCTTGGGCCTGGCCGCTCGCCTGGTGGCCGGCGTGCTCCGCTTCGAGGGGCCACCGCCGGGAGTCGAGGCAAATCGC